GCACTAAGAAGAAACTGGACATAGAAACAACTGCAAATACCTGCAACAAAATTCCTAATAATAAACACCCCTTCTTTTGGTTAAACAAATTCTCCACTCAAGCAGTGTCATCGACCACACAAAAAGTAGGACAGAGTGCTGGATACTTTTTTTATGAGACTTACAATGGATTCTTTTTTAAATCAATTGATACTCTTATAGATCAAAAACCAAAAAAATCATTCATATACAATGAAAGCACTGATTCGCGTGGAACCACAGTTCCAGAATCATATGATGGTAAAGCACTTACGATGAGTAGTGACAACAGAATTGATGCTATTCAAAAAAATAAAATAGGCACTTATAGTAATAGAATAGTTACCTTTGATCCCTTCACCACATACTATGAAGTATCAAAGTTTAAAGCAGATGAATTTGAGCAAGGATCTGCTTATAAGAAAGGTGGAAAGAATCTTCCACAATTGAATACGAAATTTAAAAATCCAGATGCAACCGAAGATTTTTCAAGAACAACTTATTATGTGTTAGACACTGGCACATTGCCAACAGGTGACTCAAAGCAACAAATTCAAAAGTCTGGAGAACAAAACTTTGAGGTTGCAAAAATCCATAATCAATCTATGATGAGATATAATCTGTTGTTCTCTCAGCAGATTACTATCACAATACCAGCAGACTTCTCACTTCATGCAGGTGATGCAGTTTTTGTTGATACCCCTGAAATTAAAGACAATAAAAATGACACAGTTGACCGTCAGCAAGGGGGACTATATATTATATCAGATTTATGTCATTTAATTAATACAAAACAATCTCTCACTAAAATGAATCTCGTCAGAGAATCGTTTGGTAGAAAACCAAAATCAAGTAACTAAACATGGAAAAAGACATCGAAACTCATATTGAAAAAGATAAAAAGATCTTAGAAGATCCTACTATCTCACCACAGATGCGTCGGCACACTGCTGATGAACTTGAGCATCTGGAAAGATATCACAAGGAACATCCAGATGATCATCATGATCCAACTTCATTTGAGATGTATTGCGATGAAAATCCAGAAGCAGATGAATGTAGGATTTACGAAGATTGATGGAAGGCGGATCTTTATTTAACCCAGGATTTTTAGGATCAAGTTTTCTCTGGTGGGTCGGTCAGATTGCTGACGATGCCACCTGGAGAGATAATATCCTGCCTGGCCCTCATAAAGACACTAAAAAA